GCTGCGGCGGAAGCTGATGACCGCCAGCAGCGAGATCCACGAGCTGGCATGCCAGCGCGGCGTGGGCTTCGAAGAGACGCTTGACCAGGCAACCGCGCTCCTCACGCCGCTGTTCGACGCCGGCAAAAGCGATGCGTGGCTGGACATGGACGCAGGCATGGTCCAGTTCCTCGACGGCGTCCAGCGTCGGCACGATGGGGAGGAAGACTTCCTTTCCACCGGAATCAAGGCGCTGGACGAGCGGCTCGACGGCGGCATGCGCCGCGGCGAGGTCATTGTCATTGCTGGCCGCCCAGGCATGGGGAAGACCGCACTGGCGATGTCTATCGCCGATCACGTCTGCGGCATGAGCGAGCCGGTGGGCGTGCTGTCGATGGAGATGCCCAAGGCTCAGCTGACGACTCGAGTTGTGTCGATGCGCTCGAGCGTGCCCCTGCACAAGCTCAAGCGACCGGAGCGAATGAACGACTACGACTGGAGCGAGATGTGCCGCTCGGTTGAGCTATTGCGGCAGCTGCCGTTGTTCATCGATGACCAGACCGCGCTCAACATCAACCAATTGCGCTCGAAGGCCAGAGGTCTAAAGCGCCGCCGCGGCCTGCGGCTCCTGGTGGTTGACTACATCGGACTGATGGAGGGGACCGATCGCAAGGCCAACCGTGCCACTCAGCTCGGCGAAGTCAGCCGCGGCATCAAGGCTCTGGCCAAAGAACTGGCCTGCACCATCTTGCTGCTGGCCCAACTGAACCGCGAAGTCGAGAAGCGCCCAAACATGCGGCCGATCATGGCCGATCTGCGCGAGTGCGGTGACATCGAGCAAGACGCCGACATCATCGCGTTCGTGCACCGCCCGGCACACGTCAAGCCCGACCTGGGGCCGGAGTGGAAGCACTACGCGGAGATCATCATCGGCAAGCAGCGCGACGGCCAAACGGGTGTCGTCGATGCGCAGTACACGGGCGACACCGTGAAATTCTGCGACTGGATGGGCGACCGGCCCACGTCGCTGGTGCGCACGAAGGGAGCAGAGCTGTGATCGTGCTTTCCCTTCCGTATCCGATCAGCGCGAATCGCTATTGGGCCACCCGCGTCATCAGTGTGAAGGGCCGCCAGATGCCCGTGGTGTACGTCACGACCGACGCGAAGGCCTTCAAGGAGCAGGTGGGTTGGGTCTGTAAGGCCGCCGGCATACGGCAGCCGCTCGCTGGCCGCGTGGCGATCTCCGTCCAGCTGTACCCGCACCGGCCGCAGGACTGGGCGACGCGGCAGCGTAAGCACGGCAACGCCTGGGATGACACCGTGCAGTGCCTCGACATCGACAACGCCAACAAGGTGCTGCTCGACGCGCTGAAGGGCGTGGCGATCGAGGACGACAAGTGGGTGCGGCGGCTGACCTCCGAGCGCATGGAGCCTGACGCGAACGGCGCGCGCGTGGTGCTGCGCATCGAACAGGTGGCTGCGGAGCAATCACAGGTCGAGCTGCTTCCGGCTGAAGCCGCCGCGGCGCCTGCGTTCACTCCCGTTCCTGAGGGGCTGCCATTTTGAAGCGCATCTACATCGCCGGCCCGATGACCGGCGAGCCGGAACTGAACTTCCCGCTGTTTCACCGCGAGGCCGCACGGCTGCGCGCCGAGGGCTGGGAGGTGGTGAACCCGGCCGAGATCAACGCCGATCCGTCGGCCGGCTGGCTGCCGTGCATGCGCGCAGACATCAAGCAGCTCGTGGACTGCGAAGCCATCCTGATGCTGCCGGGGTGGGAGTGGAGCAGGGGAGCCTCGCTCGAGCACCACATTGCCCAGCGGCTGGAAATGCGGGTGATCTACCTGCAGACGGAGGTCACGGCGTGACCATCTGTGCCCGCTGCCACCGCGCGCTGCTGCGCCAGCCGGTCTACCTGGCTGGATCGGCCTACGGCCCGAAGTGCGCCACCGCCATCTCGGGCTCGAAGCCGCGCCGCGGCACCGGGCGCACGCCCAGCGTCGATGCCCGCCAGCCTGACCTTTTCACCGAGGCCACACCATGATCGAACAACGCCTGTTAAACAGCCCACGCAGCGCGCACGAGGCCGTGCTCGAGCTGTACGGCATCGCCAAAGAGAAGACCAAGACCGGCGCGCGGTACCTGCTGCAGCTGGTCAGCACCAACGACTACTACCGCCACCAGCTGCGCAAGGCCTTCCACGGGCCAGTGCTGCGCGACATTGCGCACCAGGTGTGGGTCGTGGACGAAAAGAACGGCGTGCGCCAGCGCTACGTGCCGCTGGCCTGGAAGCACTACTACGCCGAGCTCTTCATCGAGCCGACCTTCGAGGAATACACGGTCAAGAAGACGGGCGAGGTCAAGGTGCGCATGCGCCGGCGCAGCACGGAGGAACTGCCGGATGACGAATTCGCCGAGTTCCTGCTGAAGGTGCAGGCGCACGCAGTCACTGAATGGGGCGTGGTGTTCACCGAGCAGGAGGGGCAGCCGTGAAGCGCTCGCCCATGTCCCGCGGCACCGGCTTCGCCCGCCGCACGTACACCGCCCCGCCGGCAGCGCCGCTGCGCCGCGTAGAGCACGCCGGCGTCATCGTGCGCTTGTCCGGCGCACCGGTGGCGCGGCCGAAGTCGGAGCCACACCGCAATCCGCACCTGCTGAGCATGGCGCGCGGCCGCTATTGCCTGCTGCGCGTGCCCGGCGTGTGCATCGGCGGCACCGAAACAACCGTGGCATGCCACTCGAATCTCTCGATCCACGGCAAGGCCGGCGCTCGCAAGGCCAACGACGAATACCACGTGCCCGGATGCTTCGCCTGCCACCGCTGGCTCGACCAAGGGCCGGCTGACGGCGTGCTGAAGGCAATGACCTTCATGCGCGCGCACCTCGAACAGGTCGGCTACTGGCGCGCCGTGGCCGCCGACATCACCCAGCCGCCCAAGGATCGCGCTGCCGCGCTGTGGGCACTGGACCACCTTAATGCAACCCCTGTTGGGAAAGGAGAGACGCTATGAACTGCGTACCTGGAGACACGGCGTACATCGTGGCGCCGTACTTAGACATCGCCATGCGAGGGCTGCCGGTGTACGTCGTGTGCGCCGAAAGTGGGCATCGCCTGGTCGAGGCCAAGAACGGCGCGCGCAGCCACGGCCGCGGGCAACAGTGCTGGCTGGTTGACGGGCACGACGTCCGCTTGCCAATGGTCATCGGCGATCAGTACCTGCGGCCGATCCGCGACCCAGGCGAAGACGCCGTGGACGAAGTACTCCAACGGCTCGGCCTTCCGGAAGACGTGCCGGCATGAGTCACGACCTCACACCGAAACAGGCGGCCGTGCTCGCCTACATGGTCGAGTTCGAGGCCGCGAACGACAACATGCCGACCATGCCCATGATCGCGCGGCACTTCGGATACTCCAGCGCCAACGCAGCCAGTGAGCACATCCAAGGCCTGCTGCGCGCCGGCAAGCTGGAGCGCCTGCACGGCCAAGTCGGCTTCCGCTTCAAGAGGAGCACGGAATGCGCAAGCGCACCCGCCGCCAGCACTACGCGCTGACCAATCCGGTGGCCCTGGCCATCGCCGGCGCACGCATCACCGAGGACAGCCTTCTCGACCAGTTGCGCACGCGCGAGCTCTCGGCCATCCATTCTTTCGCCACGGGCGCCGCCACCGTCGATGACTGGCGCACCGTGGCCGATCTGTGCAATCTCGCGCAGACCATGTGCGGGATGGGCATCGGTCCCGAGGTACTGGAGCCAGCCCAGAAGGTCGAGGTCGTGCTGGGCGAAGCGCACGAGCGCTACCTGGCCACCAGCCGCATGGGCACCACCGGTGTCGGCCTGGACGCCATGCGCCACCTTCAGGAATGGCACCACCTCCAGCGCACGAGCGTCGCGCGCTCGGTCTACGAAGCCGCGATCGTGCGCACCAGCAACCGGATCCGCAGTGCACACCCGAGCGTCAAGGTGTGCATCGGCACCCAAAGTCACACAGGAGCCCGATGAGCCAAAAGCCTCAACCAGTCCGCCGCGGTGTCGGTGAGCTGGTTTTTCAGACGATCTTGGACCTGCATAACGCCGGTCGCATCGCCACGCGGCCCGTGGTGGTGTCGATGACCGGCCAGAGCTACAGCGTCGTCGATGACCACGTGAAGCGGATGCTGGAAGACGGTCGCCTTCGGCGCGTCGCACCTGGTGTATTCGAGCCGGTGGAGGAAATGCCACCGGCGCAGGCGATCTCGCTCACCGTGCTGCCGAGCGGCATGGCCAAGCTGGAGGTTGGAGACGCGTGCCTCGAACTGAACCCCGCCGACCGGCGTTGCATCGGGAATCTATTCCGCGGCAGTTCCGAGGAACTGACCAGCCTGCAGGGCGCGCGCGAACTGGCGGACGCTGTGGCCGAGCTCAAGCGACAGCTCGCCGTCGCGCAGCGCCGCGTCGACCAGCAAGACGAAGTCATCCGCCGGCTGCAGCGGCAGCCGAAGCAAGAAGAAATTCCATTCCTTTAACCGGCCGCGAGGCCATCACCCGGGCGCGAGCCCATTACGTCAGGAGCTTCAGTGAACTCAACCATCATCAACCCCACCGTTGGCCGCGTCGTCTGGTATTTCCCGGCGACCAACGCGGCAGAGTCTGGCTTCGCGCGGCCAGACGACGGCACGCCGCTGGCAGCCATCATTGCTCGCGTCTGGACCGACTCTTGCGTCAATCTGACTGTGTTGGACGCCAACGGCGTGGCGCATCCCCGCACCAGCGTTCGACTGGTGCAGGAAGGCGAAGCAGTTCCGGTTTGCCACGGGCACTGCGAATGGATGCCCTTCCAGAAGGGGCAGGCCAAAGCGCAGAACCAGACGCGACAGTACACAGACGGCACGACGGCGACCGGGCCTGGCACTCTCCCCGCGATGTCGCCCGCACAACAGGACGCGTCGGTTGAGCAGATGATCGTCACCAAGGGCAGGACCGCGCCACGCATCACGCCTGATGACCTTGCTGCCAACATCGTTGACACCGAGATCGTGAAGCACGTGAGCCCCTCCGGCCAGATCCTGCGCTGGGCCGTGCTCACCACGCGCAGCGGGTTCGCTGTCACTGGCCGTCCGTCGGCCGCAGTGTCCGCGGAGAACGACGATCCAGAGATTGGTGTGGCAACCGCCATCGCAAACGCGCGCGACGAGCTGTGGCCGCTCATGGGCTACGAACTGAAGTGCCGCTTGGCGCCCGCGGCCGTCTGATCGCGATCACCTCCATCCACTCCACAGAAGCACCATGATTCCCAGCATCGAAGACATCCTCGCCATGCTCGCCAAGGGCGAATGCACCCAAGAGCAAGCGCTCCAGTGGATCGGCTCGCACATCGACCTGGCCACGCGCGACGCCGCGCTACTCGATCACTTCGCCAGCACTGCAGCGATCGGACGCGACTCGACCGGCAACATCTCCACGCTCAGCGCCACGGCGGTGATGGGCGAAGACCCTCCAGACTGGCCAGCGAATCCTGGCAAGGCCATCCAGTGGTGGTGTGACGCCGAGGCCCGGATTCGCTACCTCAAGGCCGAGTCGATGATGAAGGCACGCATCCTGTGATTTTCAGGCGCATCAGCCCGGTGGGCGCGCCGGCGTTGCTCATCGATGAGCAGGCGCCGTTCGTCATGCGTGCGGGGCCGGACCCTCGCGACGCGGTGCTCGCGCGCTGCGGCGCCGACCCGGCGTACCAGCGTTGGGTGCTCGCCTGCCTGCAGGTGCGGCTCAGCATCCAGGCCGACCAGACCTTCCCGCACCCGCCGGACCGGCGCGCCCAAGTTGCGCGCATCGTCCGTGCGTCATTGAATGTCCAAACGTCAGCACTGATGTTGGAGAATGTCGAATAACAAGTTCTCTGACGCGACCGCTCCAATGTCTGGATGCGTTCTAAAAGTCGAGCAGTGCTGTCGAAAGGAACCTATGAATGCGATTTGGCAGTTCTTGCGAGACAACGCGGTCTGGGTAGTACCTATCGGTATCGCCGTGCTGACCGCGCTAGTCTGGCCCATTCGGCGGTTACTCGAACCGAAGAGCATCCAGCAAACCCAAACGGTATCCAATGGGTCTACAGGCATTCAAGCTGCTCGAGACGTACGCAGTGATGGATCTGGAGAGCATTGATGCTGGGCAAGCAGACGCAAGAAGTCTCGGGCGGAAGCACCGCTATTCAGTCGACCGGGCATGTGGTCGTGCATCAGCATGGCTTTACGGCTGCTCAGGTTGGAGAAGTATCGACACTTGTGGATCTGTTTCTCAAGGCGCAGCTTCCGGCTTTTGAGGCGCGGGCGCAGAAGATCGCCGAAGAGAACGCAGCCAAATTACTTGATGCTTTCGTCGCGCATGCGGCCAATGCAGCCGTGCCCCTTTCTGGTGACGAGTTTTCAAAGCCTGCGGGGCAAGCTGCATTTCATAGCGCATTGGCCGGGGTCGCACTTCACGCGGATGCGGCAGACGTTGATCTTGTTGCGGAAGCGCTTGTGCGGCGTTTGAACTCAGCAGACGAACCTTTGCTGAAATTGGTGCTGGATTCCGTCATCACAGTTCTTCCAAGGCTAAGCGCTGGACATATCTCTTTTCTTGCTTTCACCCATTTTGTCAAGAAACTGAATCTCAGCTTAAAGAGCTTGGAGGTCCTGGAAAACCTTTCCGGTCAGATCATGACGTTGTTCGAGGCTGGAGAAAATCTCTCCGCGCCAAATATTCAATACTTGGCCGGGCTGGGCTTGATCACGGTGAATCCCGTTTCTGATGCCGATCTGCTTTTCGATATCTGGGAGCGTACCTACGGGTTTCCGATCAACGCGGTAGAAATTGCTAAGCTTCAGACGCAGCATCTTAAACGTGTTCATGAGATGTATTTGAGGATGAAATTGCCCACGGTGCACCCGACCATCACAGGCACGGCTATCGGCCTATTGCACCTCAAACGCAAGTTCATTCGAATAGAACTGGCTGATCACATTGCTTAGAATGGCGACTCAATTGTGCCGATCGCTCGCCTGCCGGCATCGGTGATTTGCGCGTACACAGTGCGATGGGCGTAGGTCTCTTTTCCTTTCGACATAGGTGTTCGCCTCACGACGACCCAACCGCGGACCTCGTAGCTTTCCGCATGCGCAATCTCTGCGCTCGACATCAATTCGGTCGAGTGGCTGAGCGAAGCTATACGTCGAAGCAATTCCATGGGGCCTCCGATAGTTGCGGGACGATCGCATTTTCGGTGGAAACGGAGGCGTGCGACTGCGGCCCAATTTCGCACGGACGGCCCAGCAGCGTGTCGACCAGATCGGCACCCCCGCCGCTTGAGGAAAGGCTGCGGCTCAATTTCAGGGGGCGACAATTGAGGGCACCCCAGTAGGGATTGGACGGGCGGGTAGGGCGCCGGATCATCCAGGCCACACCCGATATGGCGAGGGTTCGGCCGGTAGCCACGGCACCATTCAAAGAGGTATCCCATGGCTCACGCCCGCTCGTTCCGCACCTTCCTGTCCCTCGCAGCTGCTGCCTGCCTGATGGCCGCAGCCAGCACCTACTCGACCGTCACCTTCTACGTCTCCCGAACCTGCACCTTCGTTCGCGACACGATGCTCGACTTCCTGCAGGTGGCCGTGGCCAAGTTCGAGCAGCCGGCGCTGCGCCTCGTTGCCCGCCCGGTCGAGCTGCTCCAGGTCTGCGCCTACGCCCTGCGGCTGGCCAAGCGCGAACGCCCGCGCGTGACGCCCGGCTGGCGCATGTGCCCCTCCACCTGACCTGATTCACCCTCTCCAAGGGCAAGCCGCTGCCGCAAGAGCAGCGCCGGGGGCAACCGGCAAAAATGTCCTCAGTGCCACGCTATGCTGCGGGATGCCCATTGAAGATATTCGCTTTTTTTGGTCCATGGCTGCATCCGCAGGCATCGGCGCCACGGTGGCAGCCGTCATCGGCTACCTATTGGTCCGCAACTTTCTTTCCAGCTACCTGACTGAGAAAGGAAAGAACCTCGCGACCAAAGAAGACGTGGCGCGTATCACGCATGAGATCGAGGGCGTGAAGATCGGGTACACGCTGGTCGCTGAGCACTTCAAGGCCGAGCACCAGCTTCGCCTCGCGGCGCTCGACAAGCGATTGCAAGCGGCCCAAGAGGCATACACGTTGTGGCGGCAACTGGTTGAAAAGACCCATCACGAAGATGCCGGCTGGGCTGTGCTGGAGTGCCAGAGTTGGTGGGATCGCAATTGCCTGTATCTCGACGAAGCCGCACGCGATGCGTTCTCACGGGCCATTTTCAGCGCGGGTGGTCACAGAGGACTGCTCAGGAGTGGCGCATCCGCAGAACTCACGCACGACAACTGGAGGGACGTTGTCGCCGCAGGAGACATCATTGTCCGAAGCGCGGCCTTGCCAGGGCTTACCTCGATGGAAAGGCAAGGCGCAGCCGACGCGCTCGAGCGCAACGCAGGCACATGATCAGCGGACTCGTGGAGCACCCCCAGTAGGGTTCGCAGCATCGGTACGCACCCGGAATCATCCGGGTCCATGACAGACGCGCGCGTACCCGAAACAGACAAACTTGCGGCCCACTGGCCGACCATCGAAGCCGACTACCGAGCTGGCGTGAAGAGCGTTCGCCAGATCGCCAGCGAGCACGGTATCTCCGAGGGAGCCGTGCGGAAGAGGGCGAAGCTGCAAACGTGGACTCGCGACCTCTCAGCGCAGATTCAAGCCAAGGCTGAAGCGCTGGTACGCATGGAGGCGGTACGCAATGAGGTACGCATTAAGGAGCGCGTACCTGATTCCGTGGTCGTGGATGCCAACGCCAATGTGGTCTACAAGGTCCAGATGGCCCACCGCACGGGCCTGACCAAGCTCTCGAGCCTCCGGGACTCGCTGCTGCTCGAACTCGAAACAGCGGCCACGTCAGACCCTAAGCCCGCCGCGGCGCCGCACGGTACCGAGAACCCGCCTGAGGCCGCCACTGGCCTGGCGCTGCCGGTGCGCATTGAATCGCTGAAGAAGCTCGCCGAGGTCGACGAGAAGATCCGCCGCGGGGAGCGAGAGGCTTACGGCATCGACAAGCTCGTGCCGGACGAAGGCGGCATCGTGAGCAAGCTGAGTGACGCCGAGCGCGCCAGCCGCCTGGCCGCGCTGTTCGCCATCGCTCAGAAGAGGGCAGCCGATGGCGCCTGACATTTCCGCGCCTGAGCTCGTGAAGCTCATGCCGTTCCTCACGGACATGGAGCGCGCTGAGCTCGACATCCTGCTGACCGAAGGCCTGCCGCTGTGGATGGCGCAGGTCGGGCCGCAGTCGATGGCACTTGAATCGATGGCCGATATCGTCTTCTACGGTGGCTCGGCCGGCGGCGGCAAGACCGATCTGCTGCTCGGCGCCTCGCTCACCCAGCAGGAGCACAGCATCATCTTCCGCCGCGAGTCCGTGCAGCTCGTGGGCATTGAAGAGCGCATGACCAAGATCCTGGGCACGCGCAAGGGCTACAACAGCCAGGACGGTGTCTGGCGGCTGCCCGGCAAGCGCGTGCTCGAGCTGGGCAGCGTGAAGGATCCCGACGACTGGATGAAGTACCAGGGCCGGCCGCACGACCTCAAGGCGTTCGACGAGATCACCCACTTCCTGGAGACCCAATTCCGCACGCTGATCGGCTGGATGCGCACCGACAACCCGAAGGTGCGCCAGCGCGTGATCTGCGCCGGCAACCCGCCGACCAGCAGCGAGGGCGAATGGGTCATCCGCTTCTGGGCGCCCTGGCTCGATCCGAAGCACCCGAACCCGGCCAAGCCCGGCGAACTGCGGTGGTTCGTGACGGACGAACTGGGCAAGGACATGGAGGTGCCCGGGCCCGAGCCGGTGATGGTCGGCAAGGAGTTGATGACGCCCAAGAGCCGGACGTTCATCCCCTCATCGGTCGACGACAACCTCTACCTCAGCATGACCGGCTACAAGGCCACGCTGCAGTCGCTGCCGGAGCCGCTGCGCTCGCAGATGCTGCGTGGAGACTTCATGGCCGGCCGCAGCGACCCGGTCTGGCAGCTGATCCCCACCGAGTGGATCAAGGCCGCCCAGGCGCGCTGGAAGCAGAAGGAGAAGAAGGGCCCGATGTCGGCCGTCGGTCTCGACGTCGCGCGCGGTGGCATCGACAAGACCTCGGCCGCGCGCCGGCACGGCAGCTGGTTCGATGAGCTGTCGACCGTGCCCGGCATCGCCACCAACGACGGGCCGAAGGGCGCCGCCTTCGTGGTGGGTCTGATCCGCAACGGCGCGCCGGTGGCGGTGGACGCGATCGGCGTGGGCGTGTCGGTGCTCGACTTCCTGCGTGGCCTGAACGTGCTGTGTGTGCCCGTGGTCGGCTCGGAGAAGAGCGACATGATGGACAAGACCGGCAACCTGCGCTTCCGCAACAAGCGCGCCGAGATGTACTGGCTCATGCGCGAGGCGCTCGACCCCACGGCCGAAGACCCGATCGCGCTGCCGCCCGACGATGAGCTGCTGGCCGACCTCTGCGCCGTTCGCTACAAGGTCGTTCAGCTCGGCCGCTTCGCCGCCATCCTGGTCCGCGACAAGGACGAGATCCGGGAGGTGCTCGGCCGCTCGCCCGACAAGGGCGACTCCGTGGCCCAGACCTTCCTGTCCGACATCCCCGAGGTCGTGGCACTGCACGAAACCTCTCCACGTGAGGCGCCCGACTGGCGCTACTGAGAACCACCATGACCGCATCCACCCTCGAACTGAATGGCTCTGGACCTCGCACGCCCGACAAGGACGCCGAAACCGGCGCGCTGACGCTCGACGAGTTCAGCCAGTACTTCCACGAGATCGAAGAGCAGCCGGGCTGGCGCGCGAAGGCTGACCGCGAGATGGAGTACTACGACGGCAACCAGCTGAGCTCCGAGGTCCTGCAGCGACAGCAGCAGATCGGCATGCCGCCCGCCATCGAGCCGCTGATTGGGCCCGCCATCGATGCTGTGCTCGGGCTGGAGGCCAAGACGCGCGCCGACTGGCGCGTCCAGCCGGACGCCGAGGACCCGAGCGGCGATGCGGTCGCGAAGGCCCTCAACTTCAAGCTCAACAAGGCCGAGCGCAAGAGCAAGGCCGACAAGGCGTGCTCGGACGCGTTCAAGACGCAGGTTGCCGCGGGCATCGGCTGGGTGGAGGTCTCCCGCAACCCCAATCCCTTTCAGTTCCCGTATCGGTGCAAGGCCATTCACCGCAACGAGATCTGGTGGGACATGCTGGCCACCGAGGAAGACATCTGCGACGCTCGCTACCTGATCCGGCGGCGCTGGACGCCCACGGCGCAGGCCAAGCTGATGTTTCCCGACAAGAAGGACCTGATCGGGCAGGTGGTCAGCGGCTGGCCGATCTACGAAGGCCTCGGCACCACCGAAGGCGGCACTTCCACCGACCTGGTCAGCGCATGGGACCAGCAACGCGGCTGGAGTGTGGAAGAGCAGCAGTGGCGCGACATGACGGGCAAGCGCGTGTGCCTGTTCGAAGTCTGGTACCGGCGCTGGAACCGCGTGCTCGTGCTCAAGATGCCCGATGGCCGCGTGGTGGAGTACGACCGCAACAACAAGCTGCATGTGCAGTTCGTGGCCATCGGCGCCACGGTGCCGGAATGGGCGATCGTGCCGAAGATGCGCATGTCGATGTGGATGGGCCCGCACCGCCTCTCCGACATGCCCACGCCGTACCGGCATCAGAAATTCCCCTACGTGCCGTTCTGGGGCAAGAAGGAAGACCGCACCGGCGTGCCCTACGGCCTGGTGCGCGGCATGATGTACATGCAGGACAACGTCAACGCCACGAACAGCAAGCTGCGTTGGGGCCTGTCGGCGGTGCGCACCGAGCGCACGAAGGGCGCCGTCAATGGGACCGACGAGCAGTTCCGCCGAGAGGTCGGGCGCGTCGATGCCGACATCATCCTCAACCAGGAGCACATGGCGAAGCCGGGCGCATCGTTCAAGGTGCAGCGAGACTTCGAGCTCAACCAGCAGCAGTACCAGATGCTGCAGGACTCGCGCGCCGGCATCCAGCGGGTCAGCGGCATCTCGCCCAGCCTGCAGGGCGCACAGGGCGACGCGAACTCCGGCATCCAGGAAGCCACGCAGCTCGAGCAGAGCACCCAGGCTCTGGCCGAGATCAACGACAACTTCGCCACGAGCCGCGCCGAGGTGGGCGATCTGCTGCTGTCGCTGATCGTCGAGGACATGATCGGCCGCGAAGAGACGGTTGTCATCAAGGGCGATCCGCTGCGCGAAGAGCAGGTGGTGAAGCTGAATTCGCCGGTTCAGGACGAAGACGGCATCACCTACCTCGACAACGACGTCGAGCGCACCATGCTCAAGGTCGCTCTCAACGACGTGCCCAGCACGCCGAGCTACCGCAGCCAGCAGCTGTCGGCCATGTCCGAGGCCTTCAAGGCCATGCCGCCGCAGTTCCAGCAAGTGGCCATGCCGTACCTGATCGCGCTCATGGATCTGCCGAACCGCGAAGACATCATCAAAGCGGTGCGCGAGGCTGCCAAGCAGATGACGCCCGAGCAGATGCAGGAGCGCATCGACGAGGCGGTCAACCAAGCGCGCATGGCGGATGCCCGTGACCTCAAGCTGCAAGAGTTGTCGATGCGGTATCCGAAGGAGAAGCTGGACGCCGAGATCGGCGAGATCCTGGCCAAGTCCTTCAAGACCTACGTCGAGGGCCTGTATTCGGCCAACCAGACCGGCGCGACCATCGCGATGAACCCGGCGATCGCGCCGGTGGCCGATGCGGTGGCCGAGGCTGCAGGCTACCGGCCGCCGAACCCCGTCGGCGTCGATCCGAACCTGCCGGTGCCAGCTGGCCTGCCGTCCGCGGCCGTGGCGGACGTTGCTGGCACGCCGGGTGTCGCGGAGAACACCAGCCCAGCGCTGCCGCCCGTGCCGCCAGGCCCGGGGTCGCCGTTGGACGGCGCGGAGCGCGGCATTGAGACCGAGAGGGCTACAGACAACGTTCCCGCCTAAACGAGTGTCAACTGAAAAGCGCCGGCGTTATTGAAGTCCATCGCCCGGAGGCCGATTTCCGGTAGTTCCATTGACATTCTCATCGCCGATGTGAAGGTGCCCGCGAAGGTCTGCCCGGTGAGGTGTCCGACAGCCTCCCAAATGACATGCATGCGGAAGTCCACAGGTGCGATGCTGTGCTTCCACGTATTGATATCGATGGTTGGTGTCCCCTTCGGGATCACGAATTCGCGTGCAGATCGAAACGTCGTTGGTTTCGCGGGATCAGTCGAAAGGGTGTTGTCATCGGTCAAGAGTTCGACGACGTTCAGCCCGATCTGCTCGTTCATCGCCTGCAAAACCGTGATCCCGACCTCCGACCTATAGGTGACTGCAATTCCACCCTCAAGCCTGCGGGCAGCGAAGCCGTCAACAATGTTGACCGTCATCTGATCGACCGGCGCAACCGCGGGTTCAAGCCGGTGCACCCGCAAGCGGCCGCTGCTGATCCGCACCCGGGACCGCAGACCAGGGCCGAGTGGTTCTCCGTAGTCGATCACAACGTCGGGGAAGTCACGAAGAATTCCTTCCGGACCGAGTGTGTTGGTGATGGCGCCGAGTCGCTTCGGAATATCTTCGTAGGCGAAGTCCAGTACAGCTGCGCTGTCCGGCCCGCGATTGGTGACGTAGAGCCGAAAATGCCGACCGTTCGTGACAAGAAAATAGGCGGCACGAACTTCTGCGTGGTTGGCGTATGACCACGCCTGAGCCGCTACCGCAGCGTCCAGCGGAACGGACGGTGCCTTGGCCTCTACCACCCATCGAACTCTTCGGCCGGCTTCAAGGATGTAGTCGGCCTTGCCTCGCAGGGGCGGATCCGTGGCCTTCTCTCGTCCAAGCTGCACTTGACTGTAGGCCAGATTGAGCTCTCGCAGCACGTTGTGCTCCGTTCCGGTTCTATATCCCAACTTCCTGATGAGAGGTGCGATCACCTCCTCGCGAACATCCGTCTCGTTCATCGCGTCGAAAACAGGCGCTATCAGTTCCATGGGTTGTCCCTCCTGCTCACAGCGTAGCGCACTGCAGCACTCCCCCCAGTAGGGTTCGCCCGCTCGTTCCTTCCTCGACACGATCACGCCCAGCAACGCCATCCCGGCGAAGCAACCACCAAGACCTTTGGCGGCCACGGCGAGATGTGGCAAGGAACTGGAACACATGGCAAATATCGAGCAGTTTTTGGAGAAGCACGCGGATGCCGACGGCAACGTGAGCGAGGAAGCGATGGCCCGCCTTCTGACGGGCGGCATCGAGGGCGATACCGCGGCAGCTCCGGCTGTGGCGGACACCGGCGCGCCCGCCGCCGGCACCGAAGCACCGACCGACGCCCCCGCTGCCGCTCCGGCTGCACCAGCACCCGCACCTGCTGCGCCCGCACCGGCTCCCGCGCCGACGGATGCACCGGCAGCTGCACCAGCTGCAACCACCGCGCCTGCACCTGCAGCAGCCCCGGCTGCCGCTGAAGCCGACTCGGTGATCCTGGCGAAGGATGGAAAGCACACCATCCCGTACCAGAAGCTGGTCAGCGCGCGGGAGGAAGCGAAGTCTGCAACGGCACGGGCCGAGCAGGCAGAGCGCGACGCGGCGCAACTGCGGGAGCAGCTGGCGAAAGCCACCGTCGCTCCGGCAGCTGCGCCGGGGCCGGCCGCGGCACCCGCTGCGGCCTCCGACCTTTTCGGTGACTTCTCCGATCAGGCGTTGAAGAAGGGCGTTGACAGTCTGGTCGCGGATGCGCTGGGCAAGTTCAAGTCCGAGATCGCCGCCGACATCGGCCCGGTCAAGAAGCAGGTCGCTGAGAGCGCTGCGGAAACGCACTTCCGGACCATCTACACGAAGCACCCCGACACGGATTCCATCGTCGAGAGCGCCGAGTACCAGCAATGGCTCGCGTCGCAACCGTCGCTTGTGCGCCAGACGTACGAGACCGTGTTGGCCAAGGGTACGGCGTCGCAGGTGATCGAGATGCTGGACACCTACAAGGCTGCTCAACCCGCCACCGCGCCCGCGCCGGCGCCTGCACCTGCCGCGGCCCCCGCCCCGGCAGTCGACCCGCAGAAGAAGGCCGACGAGGTCATTGCCTCGGTCAAGCCGAAGACGCCCACCAGCCTGACGGATGTTCCGGCCGGCTCGCAGGTGCATCACGACGAAGCCGAAGCAATGGCCGAAATGAGCCCGCTCGACCTCATGGCCAAGTTCGAGGGCAAGACGCCCGCGCAGATCGAAGCCTTGATGCGAAAGCTGGTGTGACCAATCCCGCCACGGAGTTCTGAATGCCATCCACCAATATCCCGTACGGCTCGCCGCTCGCGCTCAAGGCGCAGTCGGTCGGGCTCTTCGCTGCCACCATGCAGCGCCTCACCAACCTGAATCGCCTGACCGGCCAGATGCCCACGCAGAGCGACGCCGAGGGCAAGCTGCGCGTGCAATCAAGCACCGACATGCCCATCGTGCGCTGCATGGACTTGACCAAGGTCGCGGGCGACGAAGTGACCTTCGACCTGGTCAACCCCATCGGCGGCAAGCCGATCATGGGTGGTCGCATGGCCGAGGGCCGCGGCGAGCGCCTCGACCTTCAACAGGACAAGCTGCGCATCAACCAGTCGCGCAAGCCGATCTCGGCCGGCGACACGATGACGCAACAGCGCACGCCCCACCAGCTGCGCCAGCTGGCCCGCGCAGCTGGCCAGGGCTACATGCTGCGCCTGGAAGATCAGCGCACGCTCGTGCACATGGCGGGCGCTCGTGGCTTCCACGACAACATCGAGTGGGCCATGCCGCTGGCATCCGACCCGGATTTCGCGGAGATCGCGGTCAATCCGGTGAAGGCGCCCACGCGCAACCGGCACTACATGTCGACTGGCACTGGCATCGAGCGCATCGCCGCCGCGGGCAACGAGATCTCGATCGCCACCACCGACGTGATGAACATGGACGTGGTGGACGCCATCGCGACGGTCATCGCTTCGATCCCTCTGCCGCCGCCGCCTGTCAAGTTCGAGGGCGATGCGGCAGCCGACGACGCACCGCTGCGCGTGCTGCTGGTCTCGCCCGAGCAGTACACGTCGTTCGTGAAGTCGGGCAACTTCCGCACGCTGCAAGCCTCGGCCATGGCCCGGGCGCAGCAAGCGAAGGGCAACCCGCTCTTCATGGGAGAGGCGGGCCTGTGGAACGGCATCCTGATCGTGAAGATGCCCAAGCCGATCCGCTTCTACGCCGGCAATTCGCTGCGCTGGTGCGCGAGCCTCACCGACGAAACCGAGACGGCCACCGACCTGGTGCCGGCTTCCTTCGGTACCGGCTTCGCGGTGGACCGCGCCATCCTGCTCGGCGGCCAGGCGCTCGCCGAGGCCTGGGGCAAGAACAGCCGCTCGGGCAACCCGTTCTTCTGGAGCGAGAAGGAGCTCGACCACGGCGACAAGCTGGAAGTGCTCATCGGCTCGGTCGGCGGCAAGAGCAAGGTCCGCTTCGACGTGAACTACGGCGGCGAGATCTACCAGCCGACCGACAACGGCGTGATCGCGATCGACACCGCGGTCGCCATCGCCGGCCAGTGATGCAACGGGCCGGCTCCGGCTGGCCTGCTTGACGCAACCCATTCAACCCAATTCAGGAGCCTCACATGGCAACCATCACCGTCACCAAGCCGCTGGCCGCTCCGGCCTTCGGCGGCACGCCTTACGGCAACATGCTGCGCCGCCAGTTCGTGCTCGAAACCAATGCTGCGGGCGTGCTGCTCGGCGGCGACTCCACGGCCGCTATCGGCATCACCGACAAGGTACGCCTGGGCTTGCTGCCTGCCGGCACGCGCCTCGACGACGCCCTGGCCGTCATCTCGGACGCCTTCACGGCCACCATCACCGGTGACCTGGGCTTCGAGTACGTCGACGGCGTGGACGACGCGACCGTGCCGCAGGACGCCGACTACTTCTTCGTCGATCTGGCCGCAGCGACTGCTGCGCGCACCCGCATGACGGTGGCCAACAAGCCCGTCACGCTGCCGAAGGACGCGTACCTCATCTGGACCAACCAGGTGGCGGCGCACGCCTCGGTCGGCCGTGCGGACTTCTTCATCGACGGCGAAGACCGCGGCCCGCTGTAACCCATCCCTCCTTGAACCCCTTCGGGGCGGGCTCCGGTCCGCCCCTTTTTCCATCCAAAGGAGCAAGAGATGAATCGAGAACAGATCGCGCAGGTCGCGCACGAGGTCAACCGGGCCTACTGCGCGTCGCTCGGCGACACCAGCCAGCCCGCCTGGGCGGATGCACCGGACTGGCAGCGCGCCAGCGCTCTGGCCGGCGTCGACATGCACCTGGCCAACCCGGACGCGACGCCCGAAGCCAGCCACATCAGCTGGTACGAGCAGAAGCTGGCCGACGGCTGGGTCTTCGGCGAGGTCAAGGATCCCGAGAAGAAGGAACACCCGTGCATGGTCTCCTACGAGGAGCTGCCGGCCGCGCAACGGGCCAAGGACTACCTGTTCCGCGGTGTGGTGCACGCCCTTGCCGCCGTGGCCGCCGCTGAGCCCGTTGCGCAACCCGTCCCCAAGGCGGCATTGCCGGTGGGGCAGGGATTGCAGGCCGTGGGCGTGCAGTACATCGGGCGACGCGAAACGCACGCCGACACGCTCTACGGCTCCGGCACCTGGGCTCAGGGCCAGAGCAAGCCGGTGACCGCCGCGCTGGCCCGCCAGCTGCTGAAGCACCGCGACGTGTTTGCAGAGGTGCAGCTCTCGGATGCCGCCGGCGCCGTCGTGCAGACCGCAAAGAGTGGTGAAACGGACGACGAGCAGACGCAAGAGGTGCGTGACCAGGTCCAGAACATGGACAAGGCCGCGCTCAAGGAGCTTGCGATGACGCGCTACCGCGTGAAGGTCGACGGGCGTCTGTCGCTGGCTGACACCCGGAACGAAGTCATCCGCCTCATCGATCGGTTCGGCGCGCAATGAACCTCGAGGACCTCATCGCTTCGTTCCGGGTGGACTCGGACGACCAGGCGCGCAGCGTCGGCGGCGGGCAGGACGACCTGCTCTGGCCGGACACGGACGTCGCGCGCTGGTTCGGTGAGGCCGAGGAAGAAGCTGCGCTGCGCAAGCGCCTGCTGTTCGACGACTACACGCTGGCTATCGTCAGGATCGACGTGCTGGAAGCCCAGAGCTCGTACCCGCTCGACCCGCGCATGTTCGAGGTGTCGAAGGCCCGGCTGCTCGATGCCACCACCGGCGAGTTTGTCGAGGATCTCTACATCACCACGCGCGAGGCGCTCGACCAGCGCTGCCCGCACTGGCGCGATGAGCGCCGGCAGCCCGGCTTCTTCGTCCAGGACGACACGCGCATCGTGCTGCCAGGCATCGTCGACCGCGCGTACACGCTGCGGCTCGAGGGCTACCGCACGCCCCTGGTGCCGATCGTGGCCGACAGTGATCCGGCGACCACGGTGCCCGAGATCGGCGTCATCCATCACCGCTTCCTCGTGCACTGGGTGCTTCACCGCGCCTACGGCAAGCAGGACGCCGACACCTTCGACCCTGCGCGCTCGCAGCGCGCGCTGAATGCCTTCGAGCAGTACTTCGGTCTGCGGCCGGATGCCGACCTGCGCAAGGACCAGCAGGCGAATCAGGCACATCACAACGTCGCGTACTGGTAGGCCATGACGATGCGCACAGTCGAACTCGGCTCCCTCGCTCCCGGCATCAACAACCGGCTGGAGCCCACACAGCTGCAGACAGTCCTGCCGGACCGCAGCAAGGCGACCTTCCTCTACGGTGCCGACAACGTCGACATCAACAAGAAGGGCTTCCTGAAGCGCCGGCGCGGCACCGCCGTCACCATCGCCAGCCAGTCCCATTCGATCTGGAGCGACGGGCAGGGCGCCTTCGCGGTGATCGACGGCACGCTCACGGCGCTGGCCACCAGCGGCGCAGGCCTGGCCAGCTCGGCGGTGCGCGCTGGCCTGCCGGCGCTCCCCATCTCCTACTCGCGCGGCGCCGACGGCGACGTGTATTGGTCCAATGGCCAGGTCATTCGCCGCGTAGCCGGTGGCGCCGACCGGCCCATCGCCACGGATCCGCTCGCCGCCGCGCCGGCTTTCACCCTGACCGCAGGCGCACTGCGCGAAGGCCGCTACCTGATCGCGCTGACGGTGCGCAGCGCCGACGGCGAATCGCCCGCCACGCCAGTCACGCAGCTCGAGGTGCCCGCGGGCGGCGGCATCGCGTTCACGGTGCCGCAGGCGGTCGAGGTCTACATGTCCGGCCCGAACGGCGGCATCCTGACGCGGCAGGCGACCGGTGCCGCGGGCAATGTCGCGATCGTCACGCACACCGAAGACGGCCGCCGCTGCGAGACGCTGAACATGGCGTTGATGCCTGCCGGCACCGTCGTCCGCCATCACCGCGGCCGCATGCTGGTGGCCAGCGGCAACACGCTGTGCGTGTCGGAGCCCTACAGCTACGGCATCACCGACCCGTCGAAGTCCTATTTCCCGTTCCCGGCACCGGTGACCGTCGTCGAGCCCACCGAGGGCGGCGTGTACATCTGCGCCGACAAGACCTACTGGATCGACGACCTGTTCGCCGACACCCTGCAGACGCTGCTGCCGTATGGCGCGATCTCCGGCACCAGCGGCCGCTCGCCGAACGACCTGCAGGTGTTCTGGCAGGCGCCGGGCGGCTTGGTCGTGGGCGATGCAGCCGGCGGCGTGAAGAACGTGCAGGAAGACGCGCTCGAGCTTTCGAATGCCGCCACGGGTGCCTCGCTGTACCGCGAGCGCGATGGCATGCACCACATCGTCTCCACCCGCTTCGGCGTGGAGCCCTCCGTCGCAGCCGCGACCAGCTTCATGGACGCAGAGATCGTCCGGAAAGGCACCATCCTATGAACAGCCTCGCATCTAAAGCCGAGAGCGGCTTCACCTACGTGGTCGAGGTCGTCTCGCCCGACGGCCGGCGCTCGCAGCGCGAGGTCGTGCACAACCTCATCCCCACGGAAGGTCTCGACCACATGATGGGCGTGACCTTCAAGGGCCTCACGCAGGTCACGAGCTGGTTTATCGGCCTGTTCGAGGGGAACTACACGCCGGTGCCCACGACCAGCGCGGCCACCATCGCCGCGGCCGCCACCGAGTGCACGGCGTACACGCCCAGCGCGCGCGTCGAGTTCATCGAAGGGTCCGTGGCTGCGGGCTCCGTCGACAACTCGGCCAGCAAAGCCGAATTCACCTTCACGGCCGACAAGACCATCTACGGCGGCTTCATCGGCTCGGCGTCGCCGAAGGGCGCCACCACCGGTGTGCTGATCAGCGCGGTCCGCTTCGCCTCGCCCAAGGTGCTCGCAATCGGCGACGTGCTGAGTGTGACTGCCGGCAACTCTCTCGTCTCCGCATAAGGAACCACCATGACTCTCAAAGTTTCGACCGCGCTGCGCAATGCGATGCTCTCGGGCACCGGCCTGAAGACGGCCATCGCCCTAGGCAAGATCATGATCTACGCCGGCCCCGTGCCCGCCGACGCGGACGCGGCCGTGACCGGGACGCTGCTGTGCACCGTGACCCTCAACAGCACGGCCACGGGCCTGAGCCTGGGCACGGCCGCAAGCGGCATCCTGCCCAAGGCCGTGGAGGTCTGGAGCGGGGTCAACGTGGCCACCGGCACGGCGACCTACTTCCGGTATGTGGCGGTGGGCGACACCGGCGCGTTGAGCACCACGCAGGCCCGCCTGCAGGGCACGTGCGGCACAGCCAGCGCGGATCTGAACATGTCGAGCGTCAACCTGACCTCGGGCGCAACCCAGACCATCGACGCGGCCAACATCACCTTGCCGACGTTCTAAGCCGTGACCGTCCTCATTCGCGACGACTTCAGCGGCTCGGGCTACATCAACGGGCGTGCACCCGATGGTGTGGACGCGGGGAATTGGGTTCTCGTTGGCGGGACCAACACCAACGCGGAAGTCGCCTTCGCGCAGATGTATGTGTTCGGCACCTTCAATGCCAGGGTGGCGGGGCCTGCGGCGGACAGCTACGTGCAGATGGAGTGGGTCGCTGGGGGGTTTGGCGTTCCGACCGTACTGCAGATTGGCGCTCGGTGGCAGAACTCGGGCGGCATCGGCTCGGGCGTGTTCCTCGAATTCAACAAGGCAGGAGGCGACCCTCACAGTGCTGGGACCATCAGGGTTGGGACGCGGGATGCAGGGGGCACCATCACGTACCCGATCGGCGTCACGCCGGTTGCGACCGGCTTTGGCGCTTCCCCATGGCTGCTGCGCCTCGAGCTCGAAGGCACGGCCATCCGCGTGTACAACCGCGGCGGCCTTATCGCTTCGGGGACTCAGAGCGTCATTGCCGCGGCCGGTGACTACTACCTTGCTTCGACAACCGCATTCAACGCGACCGAGACTGCGGGACTCAAATCTTTTGAGGGCGGCTCCCTGGTGGCGCCCGTCACCCCGCCTTTCTGGACTTCTCTGACGGGCTCGCGCGAGGTCGTCTGATGGCCTACGGCAAGTTCCGCAACGGCCCCACCTCCCTCGGGCGGCAGGCCGCGAACTGGATGCAGGACGACAAGCTCACCTGGTCGACGCGGCGCCGCGGCACGGTGGTGGCGCGCAAGTCGGGCGAGTTCACCAACATTTACCAGCAGCCCGAGCAGGGCCTGGACGGCTACTACAGCCTGGGCCTCATCGATGACTTATACAAGATCGTCGGCTCGGCCACGGCGCGCGGCACCTTCGGCCAGCGTGGCGATGCCGGCGCGGGCACCTGGTCGCTCGTGCCGCAGCTGGCGTTCTATGGCAAGGGCCTGGGCGCGGTGCCGCAGTCGAGTTTCGTAGGCGTGGTCGCGAACTTCGATGGCAAGCCCTGCCTGGAATTCCACTATGAGATCCTGACCACGCGCAACGGCAAGGCACTGACGCCGCACATCAGCTACCCCTTCTTCGCCGGCTACAACCAGGCGGCCGCACGAACGCAGTTCCACGGCGGTTACTGGCTCAAGGACGGGGCTGTGCGCAAATTCGCGCTCGGCTACAGCGGCCTGACCGTCACGGGTGGTCAGCAGCAGCCGTTCTACTACTGGGAAATCGGCACAGACTCCGGTGTCGGCGCGATGCTGACGCTGCCCAACCAGCTGGCCATCGAGCCGATCATGTCGCATGCGGGCCCCGGGAATATCGTCTCGCTGCACCGCTTCTACCGCCCTGACTATCTGCCGACCACCATCGTGAACGCAGCGAACCCAGGCTATGTCATCACCTACTCGACGGACGGCGGGCGCACATGGTCGACGGCTTCGGCCGGTGACATGTTCACCGACTTCGACACCTTCAGAACGCTCATGACCGACACGGTCGCGCATGGCACGGTCTGGAACAACGCGCTGGCCATGATGAGCATGACGCTGGTGCCGCTCTCGCTCACACAGTCGTTCGCGGTCTGCGCCGTGCCCTACTGCGAACTGGCGGGACTTCCGCTAGAGCCGGTCACCAAGCTCAAGATCAAATACGGACTCTGCAATGCGGGCGCAGGCTACGCCATCAACGCGACGGGCACGCTCTTCGACGGCGACCCGGCCGATGCCCCCATCGTGCAGGTGTTCGGCGTGCCTGGCGGGGCGCTGATGGAGGTCACGCCCAACGACGGCGGCACCTGGGCCACGCCTTCCACCACCCAGATCACGGCCGATGGCAGCACCTTCACGGCCCCGGCCGCGATGCCCTTCGCGCCCTACCAGACCGGGCTGCTGGCCGCGTTCGACAAGAAGACGCTTGTGTGTCCGATGTACGACGGCGAGCACTCGCTCTACGAAAGCATGGACTGGGGCGTGACCTGGGAAAAGCGCGCGACGATCTATGAAGGCGCCCCGGCCCCGGCGCCGGGCAGCTTTGTGCTGCAGCGCTTCGGCGCCGTGACCTTCCTGCGCGACAACGATCTGCCGACGAACCAAACGCCCGCCACGCCCTGGGCGACGGACTGCAAATACACGGCACCACCATGACCAACTCCCTCATCAAGAACACCACCATCGAGACGGTCGTGGGCACCGAGGAAGTGCCGGCGCAACCGTACATCCCGCCCACGCCGGCGCGCACGGTTTCCGAGGTTCGCTATGTCTGCGGCTGGCAGTACCCGGCCGGCTACGGCGCGGTGTCGTACGTCGTGGAAGCCAACGGCGAAGTGCGCCAAGTCTTCACACCCTCGGTGCCGCCCTCGAAGCTGGCGACGGCGCAGACCTACTGGGCCTGCTCCACGGTGCTGGTGCCCATCACCTACCCGGCCAGCCCTGGCCAGCCCTATGTGCCGAGCCACACCAAACACACGGTGAACCCGGTCACGGGCTACAACCTCGGGTGGAACGCCGGCGGCCGCTCGATCGCGATGTTCACGGCGAACGGCTATGTGCAGTTCAAGGCCCGCGCGAGTGCCGTGGGCATCATCGCGGGCATCAACATTTACGACGGCGTGGATGCGCGCTACAGCGGCAACACCACCGACTACGCCTTCTTCCTGTCGCATGGCGTGGCGCGCCTCATGCAGAACGGCGTGCAGGGCGCCTACATCGGCCCCTACACCGACGCCACGGTGTTCAAGGTCGATCGCACGGGCACGACCATCACCTACTCGATGGATGGCGTCTCGGTGGGCACTGCCACCGGCGCGTCGACCGCACCGGCCTGGCTGGAGGCCTCGCTGTTTGCTGGCGACGATGAGGTGTTCGACCCGTCGTTGGTGCAGGTCAGCGCGCCGGATCTGACCACGCACGATGCCACGCTCGACGGCGCGCTGTCTCCGCTCGAATTCTTCGGCTCGCAGGGTGCCTTTGCCGAACTGAACGGCGTGCTGCCGGCGCTCACCTCGGACATGAGTTCAGGCGTCACGATTCCGAACTATGCCGTGGGCAACTGGCAGCTTCCGCCGCTGTCGATGGAGCTCAACGGCCTCACGGGCGAGACGGCCACGCTCGCTGGCACGCTGCTGGGCGCGCGCATGCTCGCGGCAGACCACCCCTATGCGGAGCTGTTCGCCTCGCTGCCGCCTCTGGACGGCTACCTCTCGGCTTACGAGGGCAACCTGAACGCTTCCTTCCAGTCGCTCGGCGTGGTGGGCACGGAGATGGCCCCGCAGAACTTCCTGGTCGTCACCATGAACAGCCAGGGCGTGATGACCACGACCCTGGCGAGCGCCGTGCTGGTGTCGGCCGACATGCTGTCCGAAGCCGCAATGGGATCGACCCTGGCCGCCAACGGCATCTACCAGGCCGTGATGCTCAGCCTGGCGCGCAGCGGCGCCGTGCTCGGCGTGCCTGAGAGCGACAACGAGACGTGGGTGATCAACCTCGACAGCGGCGGCACCACCAGCTACTCGAACTACGCCTTCAACAGCTTCGCGCTCATCGGCGGGAAGTACTACGGCGCGAGCGCGGCCGGCATCTTCGAGCTCGAGGGCGACACCGACGCCGGCGCGCTGATCCGCGCGCGCGTCGCGCTGGGCGAGCTGGACTTCGGCAGCCCGATGCTCAAGACGGTCAGCGAGGCCTATGTCGGCATGTCCGGCACCGGCCACCTGTTCGTCAAGCTGATCGCCGAGGGCAGCGAGTTCATCTACAGGACCAGCGGCTACAGCGACAAGCTGAAGCAGCAGCGCGTGAAGTTTGGCAAGGGCCTGCGCACGAACTATGTGGAGCTCGAGCTCTTCAACGAAGACGGCGCGGACTTCGAACTCGACACGGTCGAATTCCACGTCGCCGACCTTACACGGAGGATCTGATGGCAACTATTCCCCCCGGTGGCATCGTCACCATCCCTGATCCGACGAGCGGCGGTGCCGGTGCGCCGGTCACCACCACGCAGATCATCAACGCCATGTGGGCGAATGCGCAGAGCAAGTCCGAATCGGGCGACCTGCGCATCGGGCAGGCCATCGCCCTGGCGGATCCTGCGCCGCACGTGCTCACGCCGACGCTGGACACCACCTACCTGCCGCCGCTGAAGCCCGACCTGCCGCCGGACAATCCGAACGATGCGGAGGCGATGTACAACACGCAGCGCGACCAGATGATCAACCTGATCACCGACTCGTGGGCGGACTTCATCACCACCTACTTCCCGAATCCGGGCTTCTACAACGATGCGCTGGCCTGGTGCCATACGGCGTTCACCGCGGGCGGTACCGGCCTGAATCCCGTCGTCGAGCAGCAGCTGTGGGAGCGCGGTCGGGCCCGGATCCTGTCCGACAGCCAGCGCGCGGAAGACGAAGCCATGGCCACCTGGGCGAACCGCCGCTGGCCAGTCCCGCCGGGCGCGCTGACCAACCAGGTCAACCAGATCCGCCTGGATGCCGGCCGCAAGCTGGCCGAGCAGAGCCGCGACATCTCGATCAAGTCTTTCGACACCGAAATCGAGAACGTGCGCTTCGCCGTGAAGCAGGTGCTCGACCAGCGCAAGGTCGCGCTCGACGCCACCGGCGACTACATCAAGACCATCATGATGGGACCGCAAACGGCCATGTCGCTGGCCACCGGTCTCGCGAACATTCGGTCGGAGACGTCGCGGGCATTGGTCGCCCTGTACAGCGCGGAGTCCGCCGCGCTGCAGCCGCGGGTGCAGCTGGCCATCGCCGACGCCGACCTCAAGATGCGTGGCGAGCAAGCGAATCTGCAGGCGCAGATGAATTCGCTGGAAGCAAAGGTGCGGGCTGCCATCGCGGGCGCACAGCTCGTCGGCCAGCAGGCGGCCGCAGGCCTCAATGCGATCAACTCAAGCGCTTCGATCAGCGGGTCAGACACCACCTCAAACTGAGCACCAACCTGTGTGAAGATCAATTGGCGCTTCTCGGCGCCACTTACTAATCACACACGAGGGCCTCATGGAGCGGAATCAAGCGGAAAAAACTCGGGCGGAGCTGGAAAAATTGGATGGAAGCATTCGATGGGCGAACAGGGCAGTTATTTTCTGGATTGGGCTATGGGGTGTTGTCTATTTCGGCTGGTTTTGGTTCAACCGAGGCGCCAAGCCTCCTCTAACGCCCGCCAGCTGGGGCGTGATGGGAGATTTCTTCGGAGGCTTTCTAAATCCTGTTGTCGCCTACTCTGCTTTTTTCTGGCTGACAAAGTCAGTGCGGCTGCAAAAGGAGGAGCTTGCTGAGACGCGGCAAGCGCTGGCGGATTCAGCCAAGGCCCAGGATGAGCAGGTCAAGTTGGCAAGCAAGAGTGTTCGGCTAAATGCCCTGAACACACTCTCCAATTCAATCATGACCGAAGTGGCGACGCAAAGAACGCTGTTGCAGTTCTACGTTGATCAACTGAGAGCATTGAACCGGTCTCTCTATGACATTGAAGGGAACTACACGCATGAAAGTGACTTCAAGTCCAAGATCGCGGCGCTCAATCAAGTCATTTCCGATCGAATGCTGGAGCGAAATGTTTACGAACGTGAGATCAAGCAGATCTTGGAGACACACGTCGGTTAATCAATGAAATAGCGCGATCGTGGTCGCACCCCAGTAGGGTTCGCCCCGGGCTCCTTGCGTCGGCACGATGCCGGCATTCAAGGAGCTTCTCATGACTGTCCAGCGATCCACTGCGGTGCGCAATGCCCGCCTAGACGCCATCGAAACTACGATCGGCGCATCCGCCAAGGTGCAGATTCGCACCGGCGCGCAGCCGGCAAACTGCGCGACAGCCGCTAGCGGCACGCTGCTCGTCGAGTGGGCGCTGGGTGCTGACTGGGCGGCAGTTGCATCGGGCGGGGTGAAGGCCTTCAACTCCACACCTGTGGCCGGCACCGCAGTGGGCACCGGCACCGCAGCGCACTACCGCATCGTCGACAGCGCCGGCACCACCTGCCACGAGCAGGGCACTGTCACGGCCACAGGCGGCGGTGGCGACGTCACCATCGACAACACGTCGATCGCAAGCGGGCAGACGGTCAACATCAACAGCTGGACCGTGACTGAGCCGGGGGCGTAATGGCTGAGATCACTGCCGATCGCGTCTACGAGACCAGCACGACCACCGGGACGGGCACCTACACGCTCGCCGGGGCGATTGCCGGCTACCGCGCGTTCTCGGCCGTGTGCGCCAACAGCGACACCGTGCGGTGCTTTGTCGAAGAGGTGGATGCCAACGGCGTGCCCAACGGCGGCTGGGAGATCGGCATCTACACCTGGGGCACCGGCGGCACGCTGGCGCGGACCACCGTCGAGGCCAGCAGCAATGCTGGCGCCGCCGTGAGTTGGGCGACTGGCACCCGACGCATTGGACTGGGCGTGACGGCTTCGAGACTTGCTCTGATATCGCCGTCGCCCGCACTGGCTCTGGCTGACTACGCATGGGTCAATCAACTGGCCGCGACAGCGACGGAAGCATCGAGCCGGATAACGATGGTTGGCGGGACCGCGGCGGCGGACAGCTGGAACATCTTGAAAAAATCGCTGACCCTCGGCGCAGGACAGACCTTAAAGCTCACAGCATATGGTGCTGGACAAGGCGCTGCATCCCCAGCAAATCAGGGGATGGGCCTCATCCTGCGCGAGTCGGGAACGGGGAAGTTCGTCGTATTCATGTGGCAGCCGAACGCCTCTTCGGCGGGTGGCGCGTTCGTGTGGACCAATCCCACGACTTTCGCTTCTACGGTGATCGCCTTTCCGCTGTTCACGCCAAAGATTTCGCCCAAGGTCTTCACGGCCCGCTATACCGGCACGCAGTGGTATTTCGCCTGGAGCGTCGATGGTCTGTTTTTCACCGAGTTCGGGCCTTACACAATCTCCTCGTTTTCGCCAAATGAAGCTGGATTCGGCGTGAATAGCGTGTCCAGCACATCGGCGGCCGTGCTATTCGCATCTCGCCTTGAGGTGGTCTAGGTGCTTGGTTCCCGCCCAATCGGATCCATCCCGCTCGGCAGCAGTGCGGTAGGGAGTTCCGCGACTGGCGGGACAGTCTCGGCGAGCCAGACTGCGGGCGTGACATCGCAGGGCGCTTCTCTACAGGTCGCGATTGCGATCTCGAGTGCACAGACGGCGGCGCCAACTACCCAATCTGCCGCACTGCTGGGGAGCTTCACCGCTGCGGCCGCGCAGACCGCTGCGCCGACAGCCCAATCAGCCTCATTGGGGAGCGTGCCTCGCGTCTCAGCAACGCAGACCGCCGAAGCGACCGGCCAAGCAGCGGCCGCTTCGGTACAGGCTCTCGTCGTCGCTGCGCAGACCGCCGTTGCCACCACGCAAGGTGCAGCGCTCGGCCGCGCGCTCTCCGCAAGCGCCGACCAGCTGGCCGACGCTGTGAGCCGAACCGCCGAGTTGCTCGCGCGCATCCAGGCGCAAGCGGAGCAGACGGCCGCAGAAACGTCGCAGGCCGTCGAACTCACTGCAGAGGAAAACAGCCTCGCTGCCGCGCAGACCAACGCACCGACGACGCAAGTAGCTCTGGTTCGGCACGCCTACGTCTTCGAGCGCAACGAGCGCACGCTGGACGTGGCCGGCGAGCGACGCGGCTGCATGCCCTTCCCAGAGTCGCGGGGCGTCGCAGTTGCAGCCGAGCAGCGCATCGTTTCCCTGCATGGCGAGCGCCGGCGCATCGCCTTCACCGATTGAAAGACCGCCATGGCCACGCTCAAACCCACCACCTACGTTGTCGATTCCAAGGGCGACTACGTGATCGACCGGGACACCGACGCGCAGCTCGACTACTCCTTCGACTGGGCCGCCTGGCTGGCGCTCAACCCTGGCGACGCGATCGCCGATGCGGAGTTCATCGTCGATCCCTCGCTGACCGTCGTCCAGTCGTCGGTCGATGCCACCACCGCCACCGTCTGGCTCACCGGCGGCACGAAGCCCGCGACGGGCCCGAACAAGCTGCGGGTGACATGCCGCATCACCACCACCAACACGCCACCCCGGATCGATGACCGATCCATCTTTCTGAGGATTGTTGACCGATGAGCCCGCACTCTGTGATCACCGAAATCAACGCTCCGATCCTCAAGGCGGGCACGGCCATCACGGCCGCGGTCGGCGCGAACACGAACACCGTGGAGAACGCGGCCATCCAGGTCGCCACCACGCTCGTGAAAACCAATGCCGACCCGTGGTGGTTCTGGTGGGTGGTCTCGATCCCCTGGGGACCAATCGCGTCTTTCCTGGCAGCGATCTACACCGCCATGCTTGCGAGCGAGTGGATGTGGAAGAAGGTGTTGAAGCCGCTGCTGCAGCGCTGGGGCTGGATGAAGCCCGCGCCGCGCCGCGTCTTCACTGCGCAGGAGATCGCCGACGCGGCCGCGCGGCTCGAGGAAGAGGCCGCCTGATGAACCCGATCGCCAAGCGCGTCTCCGTCGCCGTGCTGTCGCTGAGCGCGGTGGGGTTCGCCGCCTGGAAGGCTGACGAGCAGTTCGTGGCGGCGCCGATGATCCCGACGAAAGGCGACGTGCCCACCATCGGCTTCGGCTCGACGAAGTACGAGGACGGCCGGCGCGTGGCACTGACCGACCCGCCCATCACGCGCGATCGCGGCGAGGTCCTCGCGCGCAACCTCATGAGCCAGGATGAGGCGGTGTTCCGCGCCAGCCTGCCGGGTGTGAAGCTGCACCCCGAGGAATACGACCTCTACATGAACTTCGTCGGCCAGTACGGCACTGGCAACTGGCGCGGCTCCAGCATGCGGCGCGACCTCCTGGCCGGCAACTACGCCGCCGCGTGCCACGACCTGCTGAAGTACCGCTTCGCGGCCGGCTACGACTGCTCGACCCCGGGCAACAAGCGCTGCCTGGGCGTTTGGACCCGGCAGCTCGAACGCCACGACAAGTGCATGGCGGTCCAATGAACTACGGCCGCAAGTTCTGGCTCGCCGTCGCGGCATTCGCCACCTTCACCGCGCTGCTGGTGGTCGGAAAGATCGACCAGGGCGCCTACGTGACCCTGTCCCTGTTCGCGCTCGGCGGGTATCTAGGCGCGAACGTGATCCAGAAGGCCACCGCAAAGAAAGCCACCGATGCCTGATCTGAAGTCGCTCGCCATCTACGTGCTGCTGGCCATGACCATCCTGCTGGGCGTCGCCAGCTGCGCGAGCACCACGATGCTGAAGGCCACGCGCACCGCGCTCGCCGTGCAGAACAACGCTATGAAGGCGCAGAAGGAGGAGGCCGCCGATCGCCTCCGCGCCCTCAACGCCAGTGTGCTGGCGCAGCAGAAGCAGCTCGATGAACACTACCTCGCCGGAGAGAAGAATGACCGCACGAACCTCACCAAGATCACCACTCTTCAATCTGATCTGCGCAAGCTGCGCGTTGCTTCTCAGCAGCTGCTCGATGCTGCCGCCGCGGCAGGAATCACCGGGCTTGGTGGTGGAGCCCAACAAGGTGGTGCTTCCGCCGGTGCCGTCGCTGGTGCTGAAAACCGAGCCGAAGCCTATCGGCTGGTTCCAGCAGCGCCGGATCAAGAGGCTGACGATGACGCCTTCGACGCCGACCAAATAAACGCAGCCTATGCTTCGTGCCGCGCAGATGCGCTGAAGCTCAGGCTCAAGAAGTGAGGAGGTGGGGCAGCGGCGGGGGCTCGACGCTTTGCAGATGCGCTGACCGAGATCGAGACCATGAGCGCGGCCGATGGTTCTTGCCGCTCGACGCTCGTTCCTGACTAGCTCGGTGCCACGTTTGGCTCTGAATCGGAAAATTGGAGGTGCCTGTTCTGGGTCCTTGTCATAAAAAAAGCGGCTTCTCCGGGACTTCCCATCGAGTCCACATATCCGATGCTGACTTTCGCCGTGGCTTCAACGGGTATGACGAAGTTATAGATTTCTCTTTGCTCTGACTTGAACAACGCCCTCCCGTCATCGATGACATATGACCCTGGGAGTTCGATTTGCAGTCGAAATTTCGTCGCCGTGGGCCCAATATTAACGATCGAAACTGCGAAACTGGAGACGGTTCCCGCGCCATCGGTAGTTACGCTTGACTGTTGAGGAATGAATTTCGGGCGAGCTGCCTCACGACGCAGCCTGCGTTCTTCCGCTAAAGCATCGGTTTCTTGTTTCATCTGCTCTCGCGCAACCAATACCAGTTGCGTTTGCTGCTCGACCGAGTTCTTCAATTCTTCAGCTTGAAGGTGAAGCGCCTGCGTGCTGTGTCGCAGTTCCTCGCCTTGCTGCATATAGCCGAGGACCAGCCAGAAAAACGCGAGGGGGGCGGAGAAACCAGCAATGAAGTCACCCCACTCGTTGACCTTTGTAGGAAGATCTTGTGTGCTCAACATCAAGATTGCGACGCCAATCCAGAGCACTGAAACGCCAATCCCCATGGTGAATTTTCTATCTCGCATTTCTTCTCCTCGTTTCGAGTGATTGTGCCTGTGCACCCCCTGTAGGGTTCGACCCTCCGCGCCTGCGCGCGAAGAATGCCTGGGAACCTCAGAAAGGCCCCCATGGCTACTCAACTCTTGCCCGATGAAACCGGCTACGGCGTGCGCCCGCGGCCGCTACCGCCGGCGAGGACATCGCTTGGCGCTGTGCCGCCTCCGGCATCGGGAAGCGTGATCGGTCGGCGACCCACCATCAACATGGGCATGGCCGACGTGGTCCCGCCTGCGCAACTGTCGCCGGCTCAGCCCGCAGCTGCCGTTCCCGCTCAAACACCGGGCGCAGCGCCGACTCAGACCACGCCCACGCAACCAGGCAGCGAAGTCATCGGACGCCGCCCGACCCTCAACATGGGCTCGGCAGATGTCGTGCAGCCGGCTCGCGTCTCGTCCGCCGCGGTGCCAACCGCATTGCCGGCTGCCGAGGCCGCTGCAACCCGCTTCCCTTTGGCACGTGCTGTCGGTGGTGCTGGTGCTGCGCTGGGTGTCGGGCTCGAGGGCAAGCAAATCTACGACGTGGCCACCAATCCTGGCTCCACGGGCATTGACGTGGCAGCCCAGACCGCCCAGGGCGTGGGCCGGCTCAGTGCTGCAGGTGCTGGCGCAGGGGCGGGTGCCGCAGCGGGCTCGATGCTCGGACCGGTGGGAACTGCCGTCGGTGGTGTGCTGGGCGGCGGGCTCGGGTACTTCGCGGCGGACCGTGCGATCTCTGCTGGCCGCTCGGCGCTCGGCAATGATCCACGTTCGCCTGCAGATCAGATCCCGCCCGTACCGGCTGCGCCGGTCGCGCCTACCGAAAGCGGCGGGGCGGTGTTCGGCATCTACCCGCGCCCGAGCAGCCAGTTCAGCACGAACGCCAACGATGCTGCCCTGCAGCGCGGCGTGCAGGCCACCGGTCCGTCGACGTTCGCGCCGGCCTCGCTTGCTGTTGCCCCTCCGCCCGCCTCGGCGCAGCGCTTCAACAACCTGACAGACCCGCGCAGCACGCAGTTCCAAGGCGGTGTTGGCACGACGTCTCCGGCGAGTGCTCAGCAGGGCAATGGCGAAGCGCCGACCTCGGTGGTGGGCCTCGGCGCCGTGCCTGCGGCCGTTGCGGCGGCCCCGGCCTCGAGCTTGCCGCTCGGGGTCATTCGTACCGGCAACAGCTTCTCGGGCAGCAATGTGGGGTCACCGGCCGGCGCTGGCGCTGGCCCGCTCGGCGGCCTCGACGATACGAACGCGCGGCTGGGGCGTCTGCAGGCCTCGAATGCGGCGGTGCCGCAGGGCGGCTTGACGGTGATCGACAACCCCGGGCCCGCCGCGGCGCAGGCGATGTTCGACGGTGCCGCACTGCGCACGGTGCTTGCGCGTGGCGCACCTTCCGGTCGCAACGGCGCGCAGGTATTCGCACAGCAGGTCGACGCCGCGCTGAACCCGATCCAGCAGCGCAATGCGCTGGCTGCCCAGGCCGCGAAGGATGCCGGCGAGACGCAGCGGTCCCTGATCCAAGAGCGGGGCACAGAAGCGCGCGCCCGGCTGGTCGACGCGCGACAGCAGGAAGCCAACTCGATCGATCGCGCGCGCCTCGGCATTGATGCGATCCGCGCCGGGCAGACCGGCGTGCCCGCCGGCTACCGCGTGAAGACTGACGGCACCGGGCTCGAGCCGATTCCCGGTGGTCCGGCAGACCCGAGCACGCCGAAGGGGAAAAATGCGCTCAACGACACCCAGGCCAAGGCGCTGCAGTTCGGCAGCCGGATGCAGGCGGCTGAGGGCATTCTTGACCGACTTTCAACCGCTGGCGTCAATCAACCTGGCCTCATCAAGCGAGGTGCCGACGCCGTCGGCTTGGGCACGGCCGCGAACTGGACACAGAGCGCAGAGCAGCAGCAGGTCGAGCAAGCCCAACGTGATTTCATCAACGCCGCGCTTCGCCGAGAGTCTGGCGCAGCAATCGCTGATTCCGAGTTCTCCAATGCACGGCAGCAGTACTTCCCGCAGCCGGGCGACAGCCGCGAGGTGATCGCCCAGAAGCAACGCAACCGCGAGCTGGCAACGCGCGGCATCCTGGCTGAGGTGCCGGACTCCGAAAAACGGCTGGCCCAGGTGCGCGAGCCCGATACTGCTGCGGCTGCGCCGGCTGCTGCCCTGCCGGCCGGCATGAGCAAGCAGGTGGGCACCTCCGGCGGCAAACCGGTCTACGAAGACGCGCAAGGCCGTCGATTCATTGGAGGCTGATCCATGTCACTGCAACCTTTCGACGGTCAACTCGATCCAGCGCCGAGCGCGCCAGCCGCACTGCAGCCGTTCAGCGGGCAGCTCGACTCTGCGCCTGCTGCGGCCCCTGCGGTCAACTCCGTGGCCGGATTCGTAGCCGGTCTCGGCCGCGGCGCACGTGACGTGGTTGACACCGGCGCACAGCTGCTGGCCAGCGGCTTCGACAAGATCGCCGGCACCAGCGAAGGCGATCGTGTCGCCGCCATCAACAAGGCCGGCACTGACCAGTTCAAGCAGGACTACGGCGGCAGCACGGCCGCTGACATTGGCCGCGTTGGTGGCCAGATCGCCGCCACGCTGCCGGTAGGAGGAGCGCTGGGTGCAGGCGTGCGCGCCGCTGGCGCCGCCGGCCTTGCGCCGAGCGTGGCAGTGCCGCTGGGCGAGGCCATCGCCTCGGGAGGGCTCGCGGCACAGGGCGCAGGCCTCGGCGTCCGCGCGGCAGGCGGCGCGATCGCGGGCGGCGTGACCGCGGGCCTCGCGGATCCTGAGCAGGCCGGTACCGGTGCTGCGCTCGGCGCGGCGCTGCCGGTGGCCGTGCGGGGTCTCGGCGCGGTTGGTCAGGCCATTGGCAGCACTCTGCGAGGGCCCGAGGTGCCATTGGGTGTGCGCCAAGCCGCGCAGGCCGCGCAGGACGTCGGCTACGTAATCCCGCCAACGCAGGTCGCGCCGACCCTCGGCAATCGCGTGATCGAAGGGCTGGCCGGCAAGATCACCACGGCGCAGAACGCAAGCGCACGCAATCAGGAGGTGACGACTTCGCTGGCCAAGCGCGCCCTCGGCGTGGCCGATGACGAACAGCTCACGCCCGAGCTGCTGCAGAACATTCGCCAGCGCGCAGGTGCAGCTTACGACGCCGTCGGCAGCACCGGCACGATCACACCCACGGCCGCTTACGATCGCGCACTCGACAGGATCACGGCGCCGTATCGCCGCGCTGCCGCGGGATTTCCAGACGCGACACCGAATCCTGTGATTGCCGAGATCGACTCGCTGCGCTCCGGCGCCTTCGATGCGCGGGGCGCGATCGACAAGATCCGCGAATTGCGCGGCATGGCCGATGCGGCCTACCGTCGAGGCGAGGCCGACATGGGGCGCGCCTTCAAGAGCGGCGCAGGTGCGCTGGAGAACGTGATCGAGCAGCACCTGGCGACGAACGGCTTCCCATTGGCCATGCTCGATGAATTTCGCAATGCACGGCAGCTGATCGCACGCACCTACAGCGTGGAACGTGCGATGAATCCGACAACCGGCAGTGTGTCTGCCAAGGACCTGGCAGCGCAGCTCAAGCGAGGCAAGCCGCTATCTGCCGAACTGCGCCAGGCCGGTGAGTTCGCCACCGCGTTTCCCACGGCAGCGCAGGTGACGGAAAGGATGGGAAGTCGGCCGCAGTCGTCGCCGCTGGATTGGGCGTTGGCAGGTGGCCTGGGTGCAGCGACGGGCGGAAGCCCGCTGTCGTTGATCGGGTTGGGTGCGCGGCCACTGGCACGTGCGGCGGCACTGTCGGGGCCGATTCAGCGCGCCCTTGCCGCAGCACCTGCAGCTGCGGCACAACCTTCGCTGGGCGTCACTCGCGCTCGCCAGGCCCTCGGTCGCGGCGCACCGGTCGCCCTGACAAATCGCGACCTTTGAGGCCGCAGTAGATGCCCCAGATCAGCGCGCCGACTCCGAAGAGGACGAGCTTGCCGATCTGGTAAGCGGTAAAGGTCATTGCCCGCAATGTAGCAGGGGCTCCCTGCTGACGTACAGGCCGTTTAGGTGCACTGCTGTCGCTCGAGAAGTGGTCGTCATTCAAACGCGGATGCCGTCCTTGCGTCACCCATCTCTGCGATAAATGCAGCATTCGACTGCTTCATCTCACGCAGCGGTGTCTCGAAAAATTCCTCATGAGATTGGATCTCTTTGGCCAGCGTAGGCCTGAAGTCCCATGCGAGGGCCGCATCTCGCAGAACCCTGGAGACGGAGTCGAGGAAGCCAACGGCCGCACCCTTACGACTTGGACCGGCACCGGTGGTGGGGGCATTCGCGACGGCGACAGCTGCCTTCAATACCGAATTGGCGATCTCGTGATCTGCGGCAGTTGCCACCTCCTGAAGGACCTCCCACGCGACCTTCATGCCGGTCAGGACACCGTCCGCATATTCCTCTTCGGGGACGTCGAACAGGCGCACGTCCGTCTTGTGCGACCAGTCGTTGGGATCGCGGGTGATGCAGCTCACGTTCGGATAGATGCGAACGCGCGAAGTTGCGGCGGGCATGGCTTGGCCTTTAGAATTCACGGTGGAAGTCCTCTCTTGACAGGGCGGTTTTCATCGAGGCCTCAGTTGTTAGCGCAGCTGAGGCTTCAATCTTTGTGGACTTCAGAATACGAAGTTGCCTTCAGAGTCCGCAAGGTTGGGGCGCATTTTTTTTATCACCAGGATCACTGGCCGGGCGTTGGCGCCAGTGGCGCTGGCTGACTCGCCGCGCCGCTGCGAGCCTCTCTAGCCAATTGCCGCGTGCGCGACTCGTCGAGTCGCCGCACGATCTCGCGGTTGAGATTGCCGTTCTCATGCTCGACCGATTCGTGCATCAGCCATTTCTTCAAATCCGGAGGGAGCCGCACCGGTGTTGGCATTTGTTGGATCGCTTTTTTCATGCGATCGACTTTAGAGTCAAAAAGAATCAGAGTCAACTAGACTCTTTTGTAAAGAGTCGGAAAGAGTCCATGATTCAGGCATGGAACCAAAACAACAAGCCCCGTACCCGTTGCGCATGCCAACGGATCTGCGGGACCGACTAGAGAGGGCTGCGAAGGAAAGCGGTCGTTCAATGAACAGCGAGGTCGTGGCGCGGCTGCAGTCCAGCTTCGATCAGGTGGGAATCGAGGAGGGCGTTTTGCAGGCGCTCCACGGCGAGCTCGAGCAGCAGCGTTCGCTGGCGCGCGACTTCCGATCAGCAGCCGATTTTTCGGACAGCTTTAGAGCGACGGTGGCCTCCATGCTGCTCTCGACGCTGGCGAAAGTGCCCGAGGAAGCGCGCAGCACCATATTGGTCGATGCGCAGGTGACAGAGCACCTCGCCGAATGGCTCAGCGAGCGCGATCAGCGTGGCGCAGTGTTCTCCCTTCTTCGTCTCATCGATGGCGCGGATCCCGAGGTCGTTGAAACGCTGCGGAACTTCGCATCTCACATCGAAGACCTGGGCCTGGAGCGTAAGCCCATCACCTTGGCCGTCCGAGGCAAGAAGGTGAAGACGAATGTCTATGCGCACGAACCGGCGAGGAAGGGAAAGCCGCGGTCCGAAAACAAGATGATCGTCGTGGGGAACCTAGGTCGTGACTCGGGAGCGCAAATGTTCCCGGGAGCATCAGAAGTGCATGGCGTCAAGGTGGGAGGCGCAAAGGTGCCACTACCGGCCACGCCTCGCGGACCAGAGCGCAGTCCCAACGCTCGCAAGCCCGGGGCGAAGAAGAAGCCCTGAGTCACATGGAAACAGGGCCGGTGCGATCGCTCCCACCGGCCTTGTTCAGACGCTGCGCAGCTCAGGCGAGTGACGATGCCTTACATTTACTCCCGCTCGTACCTCTCGGCCCTTTAAAAATGCACAACCCTACCTTCGGCCAATCTGTGGTCATGCTGATGGGCCATATCTTTGGAAGCGCGGTTCTCTTTCTCTCAATAGCTTGCGTATCGTGGGGGCTGGGCGTCGCGATTCACTGGCTGAACGGCATCCACGCATTCGCCCCATCTGTTCTGGGCTTGATAACGAGCGTAGAGTTGGGGCTTCTGTACGTCGATATCGGTCTTAGCTTGATCGTCTTGATAGTTGGAGCATTTCGATTCATCAAGGAATTGTCAGGACCACGATTCAACATGCCAGGATCACGACTTTGAAATACGTACTTAGCTCATTCGCCGAAGGATTTGTCGGAAGCTTCAAGTTGGCTGCCGATCTCTTGCGCGCAATGTTCGGAGTGATCTTTCGATTCGTTGAAGACGACGACCAGCATTCAAACTCACGAACACGCACTCGATGAGTGCTGATCTCCCCATGACAGGGCCCGCTTTCGCGGGCCTTTTTTTTGACACTGTTCGGTCACGATGCATTGCATGTGCATGTCACTCAGTAGTGGTAGTTCGGCCGAGTGCGGACGTAGCCTTTTCGGTACGCTGCTCCTTGCGCCATTCCCACGGCGCCGTCGCACGCTTGTCGCTCCATAGGCCTAAGCCCTTGCCGTGCGCCTGGGTCTGGGCGAACTCGTACTGCTCACGTTCCTGCGGCGTCTGCTCGCGCGAATAGGCGTGGTACCACCAGGCCATGCCTACCGAGACCATGGCCAAGCCCACATCGAGCGTCTTGGGTCCGCGCGGCGCGAAGGCGGCCGCCACCGTCACCTTGCAGACGCTGCGGCCGTAGCGGTCGACCTTCGGGCAGTCGAGCTGCGCCTCTTTCATGTAGACGAGATCCGAGAGCGCCTCCTTCGAGCGCTGCCCGAATGGCTGGCGCTTCTCCGGGGCGTCGATGCCATTGAAGCGCACCTTGATCTGCTCGTAGTCGCCCGCGGCGCCGCAACGCGCGGTGAGGGTGTCGCCGTCGCTGACGCCGACCACCAGGCACGTGCGGGGCTCGGCGGCCTGGGCCAGCACCGGAAGTGCGAGCAAGCCGGCCAGAAGAAGGTGGAGCGCCTTCACTGCAGTGAGACCTCGGTGCCGTCGGCATTGATCATCACGCCGGGCGTGGCTTGGGCGATCTCGATCGGCACACCCATGTGGACACTTCCGTCGATGTTGGGACCGCCGATGCCTTTGCGGCGGGTCTCCACATATTCGTTGTGCTGAGCCGGCGTGAGGATGAACTTTTGAGGGTACGCATTGCCGTTCGCGCGCCAGTGTTTGATCAGCGCGTCGGTCATCGGGAGAAAAAGGGTTGCCATCGTTTCGACTCAAGCAGCGGCGCGCTCGCGCAGGATCTCGACGGGCCCGATTCCGCTGTAGATCGTCGCATTGGTCTTCAAGCAGGTGACAGTCCACCGGTCGCCGGGTGTCACCTTGTAGTCGCCGGGCGCCAGCGGCAGCTCGCGGTCTTCGTGCACGTGGCCGCCCAGCCACGACGGCATGCGCAGGATGGTGGCAGGCTCAGTAAAAAATTCAGTTTGGCTCATGGCTCATTGTCTCGCGGCGCCACGGGAGGGTCAGGCTCTGGCCGAACCGATTTGCTCTTCTCGCCGATTCGTGACACGAGCCACTCCGACAGCCGCTCTTCGTCGGCTGTCTTGGTCCGGCTGCCGCGTTGATACGGCGCGTCAGCCCTGATCACGCCGTCACCGCCGAGCCTGACCTCGCGCGATGACAGGATGGGTTCGGCGCCTGGGAAGCGCTTGGCCGCGTCCTCGATGGTCATCTTGTACGAAGACGGGTGCGGCTTCTTGCACCAGATGCTGGGTGGCATCATGAAAGCGAAAAACTCGACCTCTTTCACAGCCGCCTCACACCGGCCCGTACACCGCCCGGATGTGCTCGCCGGCATTGCCGTCCGAAGGATCGCCGTAGCGGTCGCCCACGGCAGCGCACAACTCGGCTACCGCATAGGCGAAATCGATCTGCACCTGGTCGAGCCTGTCACCCGGCTTGATGATGCCCAGCTCGGCGGCCAGCGCGGCGAATTGCGCTTCGGGCTCGCGTGGGAGACATTCGGTCGATGCACCGTCGGGGCATTCCTGATGGTCTGCGCGAAGTGGATCAGGCATATTGGGTCCCTCGAAAGTACTGTAAAGGCATACAGTATCGAACCGACCTGAGTGCCCCGTCAATCCGTTCCCGAGTGCAGAATCCGGCCAATGTGCAACCGTTACATCTCGCCTGATGACTACGAGATCGAGAGCTTCTGGCACGTGCGCCAGAACGGTCCGCCGCGCTGGGTGAAGGCGGTCTATCCGCGCTACCTGGGTCCGTTCATACGCCGGGCCAAGGACGTGACCGCGTACGAGCGCGAGCTGGTGACGGGGCAGTGGGGCCTCATCCCCTGGTTTGCCAAAGAGCCGAAGCTGAAGTACCCGACCAACAACGCCCGAAGCGAAGAGCTCGAGGCGAAGGCCAGCTACAAGGATCCTTGGAAGCGCGGCCAACGCTGCATCATCCCGGCCGCCGCCTTCGACGAGCCGAACTGGGAGACGGGCAAGAACGAGTGGTGGCAGTTCAAGCGCGCTGACGGTGCGCCCTGGGGCCTGGCGGGTTTGTGGAACACCTGGACCGACAAGACCACCGGCGAGATCCACGAGAGCTACACGATGCTGACGCTCAACGCCGACGCGCATCCGCTGATGAGCCGCATGCACAAGCCCGATCCGAAGCTGGCGCCCGACAAGCAGGACAAGCGATCGGTGATCCCGCTGGAGGTGCACGAGTTCGACCTGTGGCTGGCGGGCACCGTCGAAGAGGCGAAGCAGCTGCTGAAGGTGCCGCCGGTCGAGCTGTTCGACGCCGGGCCAGCGCCCGCCATGGTGGTCCCGCTCGGCATACCCGATCCGGAACCTGAGAACGGCTGACGCTCGAACCAGGTGGAGCGGCGCAAGCGGCTATTCCGTCAGTCGGGTCTGGACATGCTCTATCCGCCCGACGGGCGACATCCACAAGATCGTCTCGTCCATGTTGAGCCTCAGCATGTCGGCGTGGTCTTCCAGGTGTTTGACCCTGATCAACTGTGCGCGGGTCGGTGGAGGGCCGACGCCATAGGCGCATTTCAACAGGGCGATGTTCGCGTCGAAACGGGCTTTGCGCGCCCGGTTGTGCACCTTGCTCCAGCGCGAATACAGCTGTTTCCAGCTCTCCAAGGCTTGGTCGATTTCCACCGCTTTCTCCATTGCGAAGCGAAGTGCTTCAAGACCGCAATTTCGCGCGGGTGTCTGCGGTACGCCACTATCAAAGTTGCTAGGGTAGATCGCGCAAGCGTAGAGAAATTAGGGTCTTCGACTTACACCCGCCGACTGCGAGAGGGAGCAGCGTGGCTGCATGGTCAAGCTCGACGATCTCCAGCCCATGCTGCTCGACGAGCGCCCGCTCAACCTTGACGAGCCGGGCTGGATCTACGAACTGAAGATGGACGGCTATCGCTTGCTGGCCGAGTTCGACGGCACAGTGCACCTGCGAACGCGCAATGGCACCGATGCGACGAAGTGGTTCCCTGAGGTCGCGCAAAGCTTGGCCCTCGTGAAGGCTGGGGAGTGCGTTGTCGACGGCGAGGTATGCGTGCTCGACGATCTGGGCCGCAGCGACTTCAACCAGCTTCAGGACCGCGCGCGCCGCCGGCGCCGATATCCGGGATGCCCGGACGTCGTCTACTGCATCTTCGACCTGCTGGTGCACCGTGGTGTCGACATCACTCAGCAGCCGCTGCTTAAGCGCAAGGCTGCGCTGGCCAAGATTCTGAAGAAGCCATTGCCTTCGATCATGTACGTCGGCCACTTCGATACCGGCGCTGCGCAGTTGTTCAAAGAGGCCGTGATTCCGCTGAAGCTCGAAGGCCTAGTGGCAAAGCGCGTGGATAGCGTCTACCGATCCGGTGTGCGCACGAGTGACTGGGTGAAGGTGAAGCGGAAGGGTGCGATCCCGCCGGAGCGATTCAAACGATGAAGCGCATTTTTTGGATTGCGCCTCACGCGTGAAGCGGTGCATCACGAGTCGCAGCACCGTCATGCGCACCACTGGATATGAGAGGCGTCGCATATCTCGTCTCATATCGAGCCGCAATGAAAAAAGCCCGCTACCTGATCGATAGCGGGCTTTCCAGCATTACTGCGCTTGTTGGTGGTGGGCCCTGAGTGACTCGAACACTCGACCTACGGATTAAGAGTCCGCTGCTCTACCAACT